AGCTAGAAGTGGAAAAGTAAAAGATAATACTACTTCTAAATTTTATAAAGAGCAGGGTGAAAAATTAAAAAATATTTTACTTAAAAATAAAATAGATAATAAAGAATTTCCAACAGTTATACGAGGTGTATCAAATCATCCAGTAGAACTTGTAGACCCTGTTACACATATGCCTACTGGGGAAATAATAAATAAAACTGAATTACAAGAAGGACAAATGTTTATAGATAGAGGATTTGTATCTACTACCTATGATCAATATAGAGGATTCGGAAGTGCTGACGCATCTGAAGTAATTACAATTCCAGAAGGAAACGTTCTTTCAGGATTTTCTCCAAATTCTTTAAATTACTCACCATTTGTTAGTGAACGTGAAATTATTTTACCACCTGGGTTAATTAGACGTATAGATAAAATTAATCATGGTGCTGATCAAAGATTTACAACAAGTATAATTAATCCGTATAAATTAGGAGGCAAATTAAAAGATAAAAAATGCTATACTTGCAGCAGTTCAAAAATGAAAGTGCTATATAATAAAGCAAATTATAAAAAATAATTAAACAGTTTTTAATTAAAACCCTTAATATATCTTTGTGATATGAGTAAACCAACAGTAAAATTCGAAGACATTACTCTAGACGATGTTCTAGGGGATGGTCTAGAATCAACCAGTGCAGGCGAAGGCACAGCAGTTGATTCCAATTTAGGAGATGACCTAAATATTGACAAAACTAATTCTAAACCAGGAAGTGATCCATTAGATGATGAAGATGAAGATGAAAAGTCCAGTAAATTTGATAAAAAACTGGACACAGATGATTCTGATGACGATACTGATTCTGATTCTGACGATGATGACAACAGTGGTAATTTCGGTGATGGTGATGATAGTATTATTTCTTCTATTGCTAAATCACTTGGTTATGAATTGGAAAAAGAATATGCAGAGACAGAAGAAGGTCTAGCAGAATTTACTAAAGACATTGCACAAAACATTGCAGAAGATCAACTCGATGGTTTGTTTAAGCAGTTTCCTTT